AAGTGTCCTCTTTTTTAGCGACAGTAAGTTCAAAGATACCACTATTCCATTTAGTAGCATCTTCTAATACTCTTTGCAGTTCATCTTGAACTGCTTTATCAAATCCTTCTATATACATATTTACTCCTATAAAAATTTACCTAGAAAGCGAACAAGTGTCCGCTTTTTCGCCACCTTTCAGTGTTGCTCATCAGTAGGCTTAAATAAGTTCTGCTTCTTGTTGAAGATAACTCCACTCTAAACAATTATCACAGCAGTTATCATCTTCAGGAAAAACAACGACACCGCAACCATGACATTTAGGTTTATCGGTTTCATTTGGCTCATGTATCTTCAAAGATACTAAGCTATCTTTTACTTCACTTTCAGCCCAAGTATTACCATTTGCAATACAAGGCTGTCCAGTTCCGCCAGTTAAAGCGTAAACTTTATTTTCTTCAGGTTTATTCATATTTACTCCTTAATTTAAAACTTTTGAAATATCTCCACCGCTTACATAATCAGGCAATAAGATTTCTAAATCACGCCTTGTAATGGTGTCAAATTGTTCAATCGTGTTTGCAAATCCACTCATAGTGAAAATCAAACGCATTTTTTTTGCCACTTCTTTTCCAGTATTTACTTTTACTTTATTCATATTTTTTCCTATAAAAATCTATGTTTCTTGTACCCTTGCGGATACTCGTTCAGCTTGTTAATTCAAGGACATAATCAAATATTAAATCGTTAATACATAAGAAAAAAACTCACAACAGCATGGGATTTTCTGACTACACACAACACCTTTTAGCCCCTAGAGAAAGAGTTTGCTACACCATCAGAATTAGCACTTTTACTGCTACGCCCCGTTCTATCTTCAGTGGGTATTCAAACCAGCTTTAAAAACTCCATCAAGGGAAAAGTCGCTACACTCTCCGCAAGACAGGTATTGAGCCATTAAGAACAAGACTGTCAGGACACTGGATAAACGCACAAAGGCTTGATGCTCGGATTTTTCGTGATGGGCATTTCCAGTTTAGCCCGTTCTGTTTGTTCCCTTGATATCTTGCATTGCTCTAGGCAACCCAAATCGTTAGTCTTAATTGCTAAGCCCAACTTCAAGGAAACTAGATGTCTCACTATGGGTGTCTTAAAGAGGGGAGACAGCTACTTTTTCTTCACTTTTTTTAATCTCGTCAACTTTGCGACAGCGTATTATAAACACGATACACCACATGATGTAAAGTAAAAAGTGTATTTATTTTCCACAAATGTTCGTTAACATACTTGTTGTTGCTTACGAAGTAAGCGTATAATAGGACTGCAGTGATAGTAAGCACTATCAAAATAATTTTAAATATTATTAGGTTAATACATAGATATGAGCAATAAAGACAAGAATAACAAGGATAATATAACTAACATATCAGGGCTAACCCCAAAGCAAGAGAAGTTCGTTCAAGGGGTGTTATCAGGTATGACAGCAAGTGAATCATATCGTAATGCATACAGCACTAAGAATATGAAAGATAGCAGTATATGGACAGAAGCATCTAAGCTTATGAGTAGCCCTAAGGTATCCCAAAGGGTAAAGCAAGGATTAAGGCGTAAGAGTGAGTATGCTTCCACTACAGGGCTCTCTCTTAGACAGATGGTACTGGAACAGCTACAGAAAGAAGCATTGAATACAGAGAACAATGAATCATCAAGAATCAGAGCGTTGGAACTACTAGGCAAAGTGTCAGAGGTAGCACTGTTCACAGAAAGGCTGGAAACAACTACAAGCAACAAGTCATCAGATGAGATTAAGCTGGAACTAGAACATAAAATACAATCAATGTTTAACAAAGCCTAGCGATATAATAAACAGCACTCACTGTTGTATTGATAAGTAAGTACTCACTATCACTGGAAACCGCATTATACATGTGTTTGACCCCACCCACCCCCACCACCCGCATATAAAAAAAATTGTGCGTCTAGGGTACATACTATTTTGTACATATAATTTCATAATTTTCATAGGGGGGGTACCCCTTTTTTATTTTCGGCTAACTTTCACATTGCGTTTTTATAGGAATGTTCGTATAATGTTCTAGGGTCCCATACGGGGGGGTATATATATTATGACAAGCAAACAATTAAAACTTTTAGAAACAATAGAACAATACTGGGAAGAGTTTGGCTGCGGTCCTAGTCTTGATGCTTTAGCTGATGCTTTGGATTTATCTTCTAAGAGCACAATACACGCTATGATACATAGATTAAAAGATGGTGGTTGGGTTACTATGCAACCTAATAGATGGCGTACAGTGATGAGCACTAGAAACAGTCCTTTTAAAAATGTTGAGAAAACTATTGACGAACCCGTGAAGATATGAAACCATGTTCATAATAGGGTATATTGCCCCTAGTGATTTACTAAAGAGTAATACACTAGATTTTAGTTTATATAGTATTATTACTAGAGCTAGTAATATACTAGGAAGTTTTGCGGTATCTTTAAATGTTATTCATAATTACCTCCTCTACTACATACTTACTCCAGTAGAAACTAAAGGTACCGCAATCTATGTTTGATATAGATAAAATAAACAAGCTTCCTCCTGAACAACAAAAAGATTTACTAGAACTTTTGTCCCAATATGAATCTGCTAAACGCAAAGAAGATTGTTCAGATAATTTTCTTTCTTTTGTAAAAGAGATGTGGGCTGCCTTTATTGAAGGCTACCATCATAAGATTATGTCTGATGCGTTCAATGATGTTAAGAATGGCAAGTTGAAGCGTTTGATTATAAATATGCCGCCCAGACATACCAAGTCTGAGTTTGCTTCTTATCTTTTACCTGCTTGGTTCTTAGGGTGCTTCCCTGATAAAAAGATAATCCAAGTAGCACATACTGCTGAACTAGCTGTAGGTTTTGGTCGTAAGGTTAGAAACCTTGTTGGTTCCGAAGATTATAAAAAAGTTTTTCCCGATGTGGGTTTACAATCAGATAGTAAAGCTGCTGGTCGTTGGAATACCAACAAAGGCGGAGATTACTTTGCGATTGGTATAGGCGGTGCTGTAACCGGTAAAGGTGCAGACCTTCTTATTATAGATGACCCACATTCAGAACAAGAAGGTCAAAGTGGAGACCCTCGTGTATTTGATAAGGTCTATGAATACTATACATCTGGTCCTCGTCAGCGTCTGCAGCCCGGTGGTGCAATCATTATTGTTATGACAAGATGGCACAAACGGGACCTGACAGGGCAAATATTAAAGTCTTCAGCACAAAGAGATGGTGTTGATGAATGGAGAGTTATTGAGTTTCCTGCAATACTGCCATCTGGTAAAAGCCTATGGCAAGAGTTTTGGGATATAAAAGAATTAGAAAAGCTACGAGCAGAACTGCCTTTAGCTAAATGGTCTGCTCAATATCAACAAAACCCTACTGCAGAAGAATCAGCCATCATTAAAAGAAATTGGTGGCGTGTTTGGGAATATGACAACCCACCTCAATGCGAGTTTATTATACAGTCATGGGATACAGCATTTTTAAAAACACAGCGTTCTGACTACTCTGCTTGTACGACATGGGGTGTTTTTTATCAACCAGATGATACAGGAGTTACACAACCTAATTTAATACTCTTAGATGCGTATAAAGAACGGCTAGAGTTTCCTGAATTAAAAAAGAAAGCTTTTGAAATGTACCAAAGTTGGCAACCAGAAGCTTTTATTGTTGAAGCTAAAGCTGCAGGTATGCCTTTGATTTTTGAATTAAGGCAAATGGGTATAGCTGTTTCAGAATATACGCCTAGTCGTGGTAACGATAAGATAGCAAGAGTTAATGCTGTTGCTGATTTATTTGCATCAGGTATAGTATGGGCACCTGAAAGAAAGTTTGCAGAAGAAGTAATAGAAGAATTTGCTGCTTTTCCTGCTGGTGAACATGATGACTTAGTTGATTCATCTAGCCAAGCTTTAATAAGATTTAGACAGGGTGGTTTTATTCCTTTACATTCTGATGAAGAAGATGAAGATTTACCGCCAAGAGAAGCCAACTATTATTAGGAGATTAAATGGCAGAGAAACCATTACAGACCCCAGAAAAAAAATTTAAAGATTCTCCTGTAGAAGTTTTAGTAACTAACCCAGATGAAATTGCAATAGCAACAGAAGAGGGTGGATTGATTATAGATTTTGAAGATGGTGCTGAATTAGGAACACCTAACTTTGAAGACAACATTGCAGATTTTATGGAAGAAGCTGAACTGCAATTACTATCAAGTGAACTTGTAGGTTATTTTAATGCAGACAGAGAATCAAGAAAGGACTGGGAAGAAACATATACTAAAGGATTAGACCAACTAGGTTTAAAAATTGAAGAAAGAACTTTGCCTTGGCAGGGTGCTTGTGGTGTGTTCCACCCCTTATTAACTGAATCTGTAGTTCGTTTCCAAGCAGAGTCTGTAACAGAAATATTTCCAGCTAAAGGTCCTGTAGATACTAAGATTGTTGGAGATATAGACGAAGAAAAACAATCACAGTCAGAAAGAGTTAAAGATTATTTAAACTATTTACTCACAGAAAAGATGAGTGAATACAGAACAGAAACAGAAAAGTTATTATTTAATCTACCATTAGCAGGTTCTGCATTTAGAAAAATATACTATGACCCTAGTTTAGAAAGACCAGCAAGTATGTTTGTTCCTGCTGAAGATTTTGTAGTTAGCTATGGTGCATCTGATTTAAGCACTTGTGAAAGAGCTACTCATGTAATGAAGAAAGCTACTAATGATATTAGAAAGCTACAAGTTATAGGTTTTTATAGAGACATTGAATTACAAACACCAAGTAATGAACTAAGTAATATTCAATCTAAGTACAATGAAATTACAGGTTCAAGCAAAAGTTACGAGAATGACCAAAGACATACCCTACTTGAAATGCAAGTTGACCTTGACATACAAGGGTTTGAAGACAGGAAAGATGGTAAAATAACAGGCATAGCCTTGCCTTATATAGTAACTTTAGATTTAGAATCTGGAGTTATATTAGCTATTCGTAGGAATTATTTAGAAGATGACCCTACTAAAAAGAAAAGAGAACACTATGTTCACTATCAATATCTACCCGGATTAGGATTCTATGGATTTGGTTTAATACATTTAATAGGTGGTATAGCTAAGTCTGCTACAAGTTTATTAAGACAGTTAGTAGATGCTGGTACATTATCTAATTTACCGGGTGGTTTAAAGTCCAGAGGACTAAGAATTAAAGGAGATGATACTCCTATTATGCCGGGTGAGTTTAGAGATGTTGATGTACCCGGTGGTGCCATTAAAGACAATATTACATTCTTGCCTTACAAAGAACCATCAGGAACTTTATATACTTTGTTACAAAACTTAGTAGAAGAAGGCAGAAGGTTTGCTTCATTAGCTGATTTAAAAGTTTCAGACATGAGCAGTCAAGCACCTGTAGGTACAACACTAGCTTTATTAGAAAGGTCTTTAAAGGTTATGGGTTCTGTGCAATCAAGAATACATAACAGCATGAAACAAGAACTTAAAATATTAAGTAAAATAATATTTGATTATGGACCAACTGAATATCCTTATCAAATAAAAGGTAAAGAACTTTTAAAAGAAGACTTTGATGGCAGAATAGATGTAGTACCTGTATCAGACCCTAATGCTTCTACTAAGGCACAAAAAATTATGCAGTATCAAGCAGCCTTACAGTTATCTACACAAGCTCCTGAACTATACAATATGCAAGAGTTACATAGACAAATGTTAGATGTACTAGGTATTCAAGATGCAGATAAAATTGTACCGCTTGAAACTGAGATACCACCAACAGACCCTGTATCAGAAAATATGAATATGTTAAATGGTAAACCTGTTAAAGCATTTATGTATCAAGACCATGAAGCACACATTAAAGTTCATATGTCTGCTATGGAAGACCCTAAAATGAGAGAGATGATTGGACAAAGTCCAAATGCTTCTAAGATTTTAGGTGCATTTACAGACCATGTTACAGAGCATATTGCATTTCAATATCGTAAAGAAATTGAGAAACAACTTGGTGCACCACTTCCACCACCAGATGAACCATTGCCAAAAGATATTGAGTTGCGTTTATCAGAACTGGTATCTGAAGCTGCAGAAAGAGTATTAGCTGGAAGTAAAGCAGAAGAAAGAGCAGAAGAAATAAACGAAAAACTAGAAGACCCTGTAATACAACAAAGAGAAAAAGAACTAGCTATTAGAGAAGCTGAAGTACAAAGAAAAATGAAAGCTGATGCAGAACGAATAGCACTTGATTTACAGAAAGCTAAATCTACTGAAGAAATAGAAAAAGAAAGGATAGCATCACAAGAACGAATAGCTGGTGCTAAGATTGGATTTGATGCTGCATCAGAAAATGCAAAAATATCTAGCAAAGAACAAATAGAAGGTGCTAAGATAGGCAGAGATATAGCAGAGACATTACTTGATAAAGAAAATTAATGAGTGCATCAGATACAAATTTTATAGAAGCTTTAAGAAAAAAAATTAGAGACCATATGAACGAACACGCTGACCACTTATCAGGTGGTGGCTGCAAAAATTTTGAAGAGTACAGACATTTAACAGGTGTAATTGCTGGACTCGCTATAGTAGAAAGAGATATACTCGACCTACAGGAAATAGCAAATCGTCAACAATGACGCAAGGACCTAGACCTTAATCTAGTGCAAGGAGAGAAAAATGAGTAAACCTGCAAAAGTTGAAACATCAACGCAAGATGCTGATATATCTAAAACAAATGAAGATAAAACAGCAAAACAATTACCAATACCAAAAGGTTATAAAATCTTAATAGCTCTTCCAGAGCCAGAAGAAAAATCAAAAGGTGGAATTATAAAAGCATCTCAAACATTACAAGTTGAAGAAGTTGGTTCTATCGTTGGTTTTATCTTAGAAATGGGAGAAGACTGCTATCAAGATAAAAAACGATTTCCAAATGGTCCTTATTGTAAAAAGGGCGATTGGATTATTATGCGTTCTTATTCAGGTACTAGATTTAAAGTACATGGAAAAGAATTTCGTTTAATCAATGATGACAGTGTAGAAGCTGTTGTTGAAGACCCAAGAGGTATCGTAAAGGTAATTTAATATGAGTGAAAATAACACAGCAAATCAAGAGGTTACGGAAGAAATTCCACAATCTACAAAAGAAGAAAAGTTCTTTGGTGTAAAAACTACATTTGAAAAAGAACCTAAAGAAGAATCTGTTAATGAAGTACAAGTAGAAGTTGTAGATGACAGACCTAAAGAAGATAGACGACCACCTAAAGTTAAAACTTCAACCAACCAAGTTGAAGAAGAAATTGATGGTATTAGTGATAAAGTCCAAAAAAGAATTGATAAAATTAAATACGACTATCACGAAGAAAGAAGAGCAAAAGAAGCTTCTGATAAATTAAGAGATGAAGCAGTAGGCTATGCTCAAAAAATTCAAGATGAAAATAAAAGGTTATCTGCTTTAATTAATAAAGGAGAAGAAGCTTTACTTGGACAAATAACAGCAAAAGCTAGTGCTGAATTAGAACAAGGAAAGTCTGAATTTAAAGAAGCTTATGAAGCTGGTGATACAGATAAAATGTTATCTGCTAACGAAAGAATTTTATCTGCACAAGTAGATGCAAAAAGTGCAAATGAAAAACTAAACTATTATCAAAAGCAAACAGAAGCTAGAGAACAACAAATGCAACAACAACAAAATGTTGCACAACAACCACAGCAAGTACAACCGCAACATTCACCGCCTGACCCTAAGGCAGTAGATTGGTTGCAAAAAAATACTTGGTTTGGTAATAAAGAAAATAAAGACATGACCGGTTATGCTTATGGGTTACATGAGACTCTCATACAAGATGAGGGCATATATCCTACTAGCGACCAGTATTATCAGGAAGTTGACAAGCGTATGCGTGGAAAATTTCCTGAGTTTTTTGGAGAGGAAGAAATATCTGTCGGCAACGAAGAAGTTGTTGAAACTGTGATTTCCAAAAAACCATCGGCAGTTGTAGCACCCGCAACAAGAAATAATGGTGCTATACCCCGCAAAGTACAGTTGACAGGAACCCAAGTTGCTCTCGCAAGGCGTTTGGGTTTAACACCAGAACAGTATGCCAAACAAGTTGCCAAGGAGGTACACAATGGCTGATAATGAAAAAGTAACTGAAGAAGTTACAAAAGCTGCAAGAGAAACGGAAACCAGAGAAGCTCAATCAAGAACTATGTCTTGGGAACCACAATCAAAACTACCTAATCCAAAGCCGCAAGATGGCTGGGTGTTTAGGTGGATAGCTACTGCTGTATTAGGGCAACCTAATAATGTAAATGTTAGCTCTAAATTTAGAGAAGGTTGGGAACCTGTGAAAGCAGAAGACCACCCTGAACTACATTTAATTTGTGATGTGAACTCAGAATGGGCAGATAAAGGTAACATGGAAGTAGGTGGGTTATTGCTTTGTAAAGCTCCTAGAGAGTTAATGGAGCAAAGAGACCAGCACTATAGAAAAGTTGCAAGAGAGCAAATGGAAGCCGTTGATAATAACTATTTAAAAGAAAATGACCCTCGTATGCCTATGTTACAACCAGACCGCAAAACGAGAACCACATTTGGTAAATAACTAAATAATAATTTAGCTAATAGTTTTCTTTTAAAAATTTTAGGAGAAATATATGGCTGCTTCAGCAACCCCAATGGGTGCCGAACCTGTAGGCTGTCTTAGTTCTAATGGTTCCTTTTCAGGAAAAGTTAGACATTATAAGGTAGCTTCCAATTATGGCACTGCTATATTCTACGGAGATTTTGTTAAGCTTGTAAGTTCTGGTACTGTTGAAAAAGATACAGGAACTACAGCTTGTACTCCAGTAGGAGTATTTGTAGGTGTTTCTTACACTGACCCAAGTACAAACCAAAAAACATTCTCACAAACATATCCAGCATCAACTGTTGCTAGTGATATTAGTGCGTATGTTCTTGACGACCCTTTTGTTGAGATGAAGATGCAAAGTGATGCTTCACTTGCACAAACAGCATTAGGAAATAATGCCGCTGTTGTACAAACAGCAGGTAGCACAAGTATAGGTAGAAGCAAAAATTCTGTCGATGGCAGTACGATTGCTACAACAAATACTTTGCCAGTTAAAATTATTGAGTTCGTAAATGGACCCGATAGTGCAGTTGGCGATGCATTTACAGATGTTATTGTTGTCTTTAACGCAGGACACCAATTAACTAATACAACAGGCGTTTAATTTATAGGAGAATAAAATATGGCTATTTCAAGAGCTCAAATGTTGAAAGAACTCCTACCCGGACTAAACGCATTGTTTGGATTGGAGTACGAAAAGTACGATGATGAACACACCATGATTTACGAAACTGAAAATTCTGATAGAAGTTTTGAAGAAGAAGTACAGTTAAGTGGATTTGGTCAAGCAGTTGTAAAAGATGAAGGTTCTGCAATCACTTATGATTCAGCACAAGAAAGTTTTACATCTAGGTACAACCATGAAACCATTGCTTTAGGTTTTGCGATTACAGAAGAAGCAATAGAGGACAACCTCTATGACTCACTTTCTGCTCGTTATACTAAAGCATTAGCAAGGGCTATGGCTTACACTAAGCAAGTCAAGTCTGCTTTCCCACTTAATAATGGGTTTACAAATTCTTTCCAATCGGGAGATGGAGTAAACTTATTCACTGCTAGTGGAGATGGTGTTACTGGTGGGGACGGACACCCATTGGTAGATGGAAGTAAAAACTCTAATAGACCTGCTACTGCAGCAGACCTTAATGAAACATCTTTAGAAGATGCTGTTATTAATATCGGCAATTTTAAAGACCAAAGAGGTTTGAAGATAGCGGCTAGACCTAAGAGACTAATTGTTCCTTCTGCATTGCAGTTTACAGCAACTAGACTTTTAGAGTCGCAGTTTAGAGTTGGTACATCTGATAATGATATTAATGCTATATCCTCTAATGGTGCTATACCAGAAGGATATATGATTAACCATTATCTTACTGATACTAATGCTTTCTTCATCATTACTGATGTTCCTAACGGCATGAAACATTTCAATAGAACCGGAATGGAAACATCTATGGACGGAGATTTTGACACCGGAAATGTCAGATACAAAGCTAGAGAAAGATACTCATTTGGAGTATCAGACCCGCTTGGTATTTACGGCTCACCGGGTTCAAGCTAGAACTTTACGGGGAGCCTTGTGCTCCCCTTTTTTTGTAACTAGGGATATTATTAATTGTCTATCAACTGCCCTAGCAGACTTTGCCAAGATGATAGATATTTTCTTTTAGGAGAAAGATATGGCTAATTCAACCTTTAATGGACCAGTTAGGTCCGAAAACGGATTCAAAGTAATATCAAAAAATAGCAATACAGGTGCTATTACTGATGTTGTTAATATAGCTTCCACAGGTATTGTTACTGATAAGTATGTAAAGCATGTAGGTTTTGCAACTGGAGTAACAGTTAATAGTACAGCAGGAGACTCACCAACTATAGGTGAATTCACACAACCAGCAAACACAATCATTACAGATATTAAAATATTTTGTGATACTGCTCCTGTTATTGGAACAGGTGATATTGGATATGAAGTAGGTACTTCTAGTTCAGGTGCACAAATTGTTGCAGCTCAGACTGATGAAATACTTGATGGTGGTACAACTGTTGTTGCTCACAATGTAACTGTAACCTCACTTGTTTTACAAACACAAGATGGAACTACAGCTCCAGCTTCTGTTCAATATACAGATACCGCAAGAACTATTTACTGTAATATCACTAATACAGTAGACGCAACAACCGCAGGTTCGTTTACATTTATTATTGAATACACTCAAATAGCGTAAGGAGTAAATTATGGCTGATGCAGTAACCTCACAAACCATTCAAGATGGCGATAAGATTGCTATTATGAAGTTTACTAATGTTAGTGATGGCACCGGTGAATCAGCAGTAAAAAAAGTTGATGTGTCTGCTTTAAACTCAAACAGTTTAGGGCAGTCATGTTCTTCAGTTTCAGTAGCAAGAATATATTGGGCTTGTAGAGGTATGGGCGTAAATATAGAATTTGATGCAAGTACTAATGTATTAATTACAGGCTTGCCTACTGATAGCACTGGAGATGAATACTATGATTTATTTTCTGGTATTCCAAACAATGCAGGTTCAGGTAAAACTGGCGACATTGACTTTACTACTGTTAGTCATTCAAGCGGTGATACATATTCTATAATATTAGTATTAAATAAAATTTACGAATAGGTGAAACTATGACAATTAAAAAAGAAGAGAATGGGCATTTTCAAAATGGCGACCCAGCTTTTGTTATATGGAATGGCGAAGAATTATTAGCCGGACCATTAAGAGAAGCAGAAGCTAATGCTTTACTCAAAGAACTAAAACCAAAAAAGAAACCAGCTGCAAAAAAACCAGCTAAAAAACCAAAGGTGAAGAAATGAAAAAATCAAAATACAAATCTATGAAAAGTGGTAAGTCCACAAAATATAAATCAATGAGAGGTGGCAGACAAACTAAATCTAGTATGCCTGAAACTTTTAATGAGATTATTAAAAAGAAAATAGGTGGTAAACTTTAGTGGCTACACCAGAATCTAAAGGCTTTCATAAAAAACCTAAGAAAAAAATTATGCAAAAAGTTATTAGACAAGGTTCAGGAATTATGGTTCCTGAAGATTTTCAAATGCAAATTAGAGCCAAAGCTATTGGTAAATCAGATGCTAAATCTTTTCAAGAAGCTATTAAAAAGAAAGCAGGTGGTAGGCTGTAATAGATGAGCCGTTCTACCAAAGACTCTCGTTTAAAAAGAGCAGGTGTTAGTGGGTACAATAAACCAAAGCGTACCCCTAACCACTCTAAGAAATCTCATATAGTTGTTGCAAAAGAAGGCAGCAAGATAAAAACTATTAGATTTGGCGAGAAAGGTGCTAAGACTGCAGGTAAACCTAAGAAGGGTGAGTCTCGTAGAATGAAGATGAAAAGGAAATCTTTTAAAGCAAGACATGGTAAAAATATTAGAAAAGGTAAAATGTCAGCTGCTTATTGGGCTGACAAGGTTAAGTGGTAAAAAAATGACAACAATTAAAGATGCTTTAAATGCTATTGAATCACATGAAAGAGAGTGTAAAGCTTTATATAAAAGTATTGATAAAAGATTAGAAGATGGTTCTAAAAGATTTGATAAACTAGATAATATGATTTGGGCAGTTTATCCTTTTATTGTAGGAGTAGTATTTTTAGCAAGGTTTATATAATGAGCAGAGCATTAATAGAATTAAAAAAAGGTGGCAAAACTAAAAGCAGAGTTAATGAAGCTGGTAATTATACTAAACCTAGTTTGCGTAAAAGAATTTTTAATAGAATAAAAGCAGGTGGCAAGGGCGGGAAACCCGGTCAATGGTCTGCTCGTAAAGCACAAATGATGGCAAAAGCTTATAAAAAAGCTGGTGGTGGTTATAAATAAATGTCTTATCTTATAAGCAATATACCTCATTTTAAATGTTGGGTAAGAAAAGAGTTTACTGCCAACCACGAACAATATCATGGAGAATATTTACACGCTATAGCAATAGCAGTAAATACAATTCCTGATAGGTCTTTATCTTTTCAAGTTGTATTTACAGGTTGTGATGAAGATGAGAATGTACATGGTGGGGCTATGTGGGCTCGTATGCCAATACAAGCTTTAATAGCAGATACTCCTTGTGATACTTGGGGAGAACCAATGGAAGACCATTTAGCACAACCTTGGGATTGTGAAGCAAGAAATCATTCTGTTGTAGTAATAGATAGAGTAAGCTCTAGTCCTTGGTTATGTAAAATAGATAACAAGTTTTATCGTGGTAAATATATGTTTACTGTTGATTATACAGGCAATCCAATAGCTGATTGTCCTGCACAACATAAACAATCTCATGTGTTATATATAACAGAAGATTGCAAATGGAAAGGTAATTTTGTAGCACTACCTAATAATAGAGTAAGAGCTACAAGTCCTGCACTATGGGTAACAGGAGAAGGTCCACCTGACTTTACACCATCACAGTATTTACATTCAGCAGAAGGACATGAAAGTTATTTAAATCCTGACATAACATTTAATAATTTATATAGTGAAGGATTAAACGAGGAAGATTAATGCCATTAAAAAAATCACAAAGGTCTTTAAAAGACTGGGGTAAACAAAAGTGGCGAACATCTGATGGAAAACCAAGCAAAGGAAAAAAAAGATATTTACCTGATAAGGCATGGAAATCTTTAAGTAAATCTGAAAAAGCAGCTACTAATAAAGCAAAAGCAAAAGGAAATAAAAAAGGTAAACAGTTTGTAAAACAACCTAAAAAAATAGCAAAGAAAACAGCAAGGTATAGATAATGGCAACAAGCGGAACTACAGCATTTAATTTAGATTTAAGTGATATTATTGAAGAAGCATACGAGTTATGTGGACTTGAATTGCGTTCAGGTTATGAATATAAAACAGCAAGAAGAGCTTTAGATTTATTATTTCTTGAATGGCAAAACAGAGGTCTTAATCTTTTTAGTGTAGAAGAAGGCACACAAACTTTAACAGAAGGCACAGGAAGTTATACATTAGATAGTAATGTATTAGATATAATAGAAGCATTTATAAGAACAGATTCTAGTGATGTAAACAAACAAGTTGACCAAACACTTAGAAGAATATCTGTAAGTGAGTATGCACATATAGCTAATAAATTAAATAAAGGTAAACCAAGTTTATTTTATTTTGATAGAAACATAAGCACTCCAGCTATAAAACTATGGTCATCTCCAGATGGTAATGCTACTTACACATTAGTTTATTACTATGTTAAAAAAATAGAAGACACAGGTAATGTAGGAACAAACAATACAGGAGTACCTACTAGATATTTACCATGTATGACTTATGGATTAGCTTATAATATTGCTTGTAAAAACAATGATGCTTTACAAAAAGTACCAATGATAAAACAAAAATATGAAGAACTATGGAATGATGTTAGTGATGCAGACAGAGAAAGAGCATCAGTAAGATTTGTTCCTTTTAATAATCATATTTAATCATGGCATATACAGTAGGCAAAAAAGCTTTAGGTATTTGTGATAGATGTGGTTTTACTTACAAGTTAAATGAACTTAGATACGAAACAGAAAACAAAGTTAGAAATGGTTTAAGAGTTTGTCATACTTGTTATGACCCAGAACAACCACAATTAGATATAAACCTTGTATCAACTATAGACCCACAAACTTTATATGATGCAAGAGTTGATACTGGTAGAGCAGATTCAAGAGAGTTATTTGGTTTTGACCCAGTAACAGGAACAGGATTAATAATGAATGGAAGCATAGGTAAAGTAACAATAACAATAGGATAATATGACATATTCAGAATTAAAAAGTTTAATACAAGATTATTTGCAAAATACAGAAACAAGTTTTGTTTCTAATATTGCAAACATTATTAAACAAGCAGAAGAAAGAATATTAAAAACAGTAAAGCTTCCTGTCTTTAGAAAAAATGTAGAAGGAAGTTTGGCATTAGGTAATAAATATTTATCTACACCAACAGATTTTTTAGATAACTTTTCTTTATCTATTACAAACTCTAGTGAACAATCTTTTTTATTATTTAAAGATGTAAATTTTATTAGAGAAGTTTATCCTAATGCTTCAACTACAGGTGTTCCAAAACATTATGCTTTATTTGATGATACAACTTTTATAGTAGGACCTACTCCAAATGCATCTTTTACAGCTGAACTGCATTATTTTTATAGACCAGCATCTATAACAGCAGGTTCTGATAGCGGTACAACATGGTTATCTACAAATGCTAGAAATGCTTTATTATATGGTTCTTTAATAGAAGGATATATGTACATGAAAGGAGATGCGGACTTAATGCAACAGTATGAAAAAAGATATATGGAATCTATATCTAGGTTAAAAACTTTAGGTGAAGGAGATAATACTGTTGATACCTATAGAGATGATGTTGTAAGAGTACAAAGAACATAATGTTTAGTGTAGATGTAAAAACAAATATAGGCGATATAGCAGTTAGAACTACTAACAATAAAGGTTTAAGTCCTGAATATTGGACTGAAAGAATAATAGATAAGTTAATTTCTATTAGTGATAGTGCTGACCCAATGGTAAAAGCACAAGCACAAGCATTTAAAGATAGTATGACACAAGTTGTTTTATTATATTTGAAACAAGCTATAGCTAGTGATAGAGCTACTGTAGCAGGATTATTACAAAAACAAGGTCATAAAGATATGGCTGATATTATAAGGAGACTTTGATGGCAATTTCACAAGCAATGTGTACTTCATTTAAAAAAGAATTAATGACAGCTACACACAATTTTACTAATTCAAGTGGTAATACATTTAATTTAGCGTTATATACAAGTTCTGCATCTTTAGGTGCATCTACAACTGCATATACAACTTCTAATGAAGTTAGTGGTACTAACTATACTGCTAAAGGTGCTGCATTAACTAATGTTACACCAACTACTTCTGGCACAACTGCATTAACAGACTTTGCTGATTTAACATTTAGTAATGCTACTATTACTGCTAATGGAGCAATGATATTTAATGATAGTGCTTCAGGCGACCCTGCGGTTGCTATATTAGCTTTTGGTGGAGATAAGACTTCAACAGCAGGTGATTTTACTATTCAATTTCCTGCAGCAGACGCTTCAAACGCTATTATAAGAATAGCTTAATAGCCTATGGCTAATGTAACTGGTTGGGGTCGAGGGACCTGGGGACAACTTACTTGGGGTGAGCCTATACCAGTTGTTGTTACTGGAGTTGCAGGTACAACTGCACTTGGTAGCGAAACAGTAATAGCTAAAGCTTTAGTTAGTGTAACTGGAGTTAGTGCTACATCAGCACTTGGAAGTGAAACTGTTACAGGCAAAGCTAATATTTCTGTTACAGGTAATGCAGGTACATCTGC